TTAGATTCTAACGACAACATTTGGATGGTTGGAGGTAACACAGGCGCTGAGGTAACAGCTTTCAGCACTATGACAGGAGTTGCCAAAGCCGACATGAACGGGTACACCGTTACCTTTACTGCTGAGGAAAAGAATAAGGCTTATTACCTTACTAACACCGACCCTGCCAACCCATTTGACGACTACGCTAACGTTACGGTAGTAGCAGGTACTTTGTAAATAAATTTGTGCTATATTTAAGGCATGGTTTATTTACTAAAAAATACAGCAGCACAGCTCCTATACCTCCAAATTCAGGAGGGGGAGCTTTTGCTGTCTAATTTCTATACTGATTATTTATTGGAGCTCACAAATGAGCAAACCCTAGAAAAGCTTTATTGCATTCCAACGGTTATAACAACTAACGAGCGCTATACATCTATACAAGTTAGCACGAATGCAAATAACCCAACTGCAGGCAGTTTATTAATTAACTACCCTGCACGTTTTAGTTTTAAGGTATACGGTCAAAATAGCAGCACTAATTTAGACCCTACCGACGCCTCAGTAGTAGGCATGATAGAGAAAGGATATTTAATGGTCCAAGACATTACTACTCCTTATTTTACTGACCCCAATTTAACCATTCCTACCGATGTCGCATACAACGGATAAAAATATAATGGCCGAGCCTATGGTAATTAACATGGCAGGCATAGCTTTGCAAGAGGCTGTTGAGAGAGAAACGCCTACCGGTTGGGTGAGTTATGGAGAAAGTAATTTATTCCCGAACTACTTAATTGAATTATACAACGATTCCCCTGTACATAGATCGCTATCGATGTCTATAGCTTTCACGATTGCAGGTAAAGAATTTAAGAGTAGTTTACCCATTGCGACGAGAGAAATTAACCGCCTTAAATTTGACGAAATAAGACATTGCTCCGCGTTAGATTTAAAACTACATGGCGGCTTTTTTTGGGAGGTTATATGGAGCGTAGATAGGTCTACAATAGCTCGCGTTAATCATTTACCATACGAAAACTGCAGGCTCGCAAATACTAACGACGAGGATATTATACCTGGTATTTATTATTCAAAAGATTGGGCCGACTTCCGTAAAAAGAAAAATAAACCTTCCTTTATTCCTATGTTTAACCCTGCGACTAACGCAGAGGAACCTAGCCAAGTTTTATTTATTTCGGTAATGACGCCAGGTAGCGCATATTACCCAAAACCCGACTACTACGGCGCTATTAATTATATTGAATGTACCCGTGAGATTAGCGAGTTTTACCGTGCGTTTTTATCCAACGGAATGGCACCTAGCTACATGCTACATTTTAACAATGGAGTTCCCGACCCCGAGGAACAATTAGCGATTCGCAGGCAGTGGGATAAAATGATAGGAGCTCAAAAGGCGGGTAAGGTAGTACTTACTTTTAACCAAAGCGCCGAGAGTACTCCTAAGTTTGATTTAATGCCCATGACCGACGCGGATAAACAATGGGAAACTTTAACGGACCAAAGTAGAGAAATGATAATGAACGCACACCGCGTTACGTCTCCTCTTATTTTTGGTATTAGAGACAGTGGCGGACTTGGCAGTAATTCCGACGAAATTAAACAAGCATTTAGATTATTCGATAAGCAAGTAATTGAGCCATATCAGAAAATGATAAGCGACGCCGTAGAGGAAATTTTGAGAGGTATTGGCATAGTTGCCCAGGTAGAATTAGAAGGTAACGACGTTTTCGGCGAAGATGCTACCGCTCAAAAAGAGGGCGCTCCAACGGCTGTAATTGCACCTGCTGACATGCAGAATGTAATTACAATTGCACAGCAATATGTACAAGGTGCTATAACTGCAGGACAGGCTAAGCAAATTTTAAAGCTGTCATTTCCTGCATTAACTGATATTCAAATAGATACGCTACTAGGGTTTGAGCCTACACAGCTCGAAAAAAAAAAGATAGAACTTGCGATTCCCGAGAGTTTTGCACCCACTAAAGAAATGGCCGCAGAGGCCGAGCTCGGTTTAAAGTGGCGAGAGCAATATAATAGAGGTGGTACGGAGGTAGGAGTAGCGAGAGCTCGCGATATATCTAACCTTAGAAATTTATCTTACGAGACAGTGAAAAGAATGAATAGCTATTTTTCTCGCCATGAGGTAGATAAAGAGGCTATGGGTTGGAACCAAGGCGAGGAAGGTTTCCCAACTGCAGGTCGTATAGCTTGGCAGTTATGGGGAGGTGAGCCAGGTAAACAATGGGCAGAGCGAATAGTAACAAGATACCAAAGCGAGGAACTCCAAGATATACCCGAATTTACTGAGCAGGCAGAAGACGAATGGATAAATTTTTTATCTGATAAAGGCGAAATAGTCGATTTAGACGAGTGGGAACTAATCGAGGCTGAGCCTGTAGATATGGCTAGTGTTAGAAGTTATAGCCGACCTGACGAAAAAAGTATAATGGATTCAGGATTGTACAAAATTCGCTACAAATACAGTACTAATTTAAGCGCTAACTCTCGCAAATTTTGCCGCCAAATGGTAGCCGCTAGCAAGGCAGGTTATGTATACCGTTATGAAGATTTGGACTATAACGGCTTCGAGGCTAATAGCATGAGCCAAAGCGGTGAAAATTCACAATTTGCGCCTAGTGGTATGGATAGTTACTCCGTGTGGTTTTTTAAGGGCGGTTGTTACTGTGCCCATACATGGACCCGCCAGGTTTATTTTAGAAAAAGAGAAAAGGGTAAATTCTTAGCCGACAAAGGTCTAGAAAACTCCGACGAAATTAGCGTAGCTAAAGCCATTCGCGCAGGTATGCCTTTAAAAGACATAGCGGCTAATTTTGCAATGGCTAATACAGCGCCTAGAGATATGCCAAATAGAGGTTCTATTAAACACGCAAATAAATAATAATATGCCAATTACTCCCGAAGTTTTATTTATAGATGAGCACTACTTAAAAAAGTATACTCAGTTAAACGAGGCCGTAGATACTAACTTAATACGCCCTGCTATTTACTTGGCGCAGGATAAATATATACAGTTATGGCTAGGCACTGACCTGTATAATAAAATAAAAACTGAAATACAAAATAACACGCTAAGCGGAGTTTATGAAACTTTACTAGACCAATATATTTTAAAGCCAACGGTGTGGTGGACCATGGTAGAATTATACCCGAGTTTAACCTATAAGCATGATAACGGGAATATAGTTACAAGACAAAGTGAAAATACAACCGGTATAACTAAAAGCGAATTAGACAGCTTAGTAGATAAGGCTAGAGATAACGCGAATTGGTACACTCAGCGTTTAGTAGATTACCTTTGCGATAACGCTAGCGCATACCCTGAATACCGCAGTAACACGTTTCCCGATATTGCACCGTTGAAAAAAGTAAACAGGCAAAGCTCGGTAATTTTCTCGGAGGGCAGAACTGAGCCTAGTTCATGGTCTAGATTTGGAGTAAGAGATTTTTATAACTCATAAATAACTGCATGACTAAAGAGGAAAAAGAAAAAAACAACCGAAAAGAGCAGGAAAAAAAGCTACGCATTTACCTTGCTAAAATCGAAAAGCAAATAAAGAGAAATGAGAGTACCGACTATAGACGAGCTTAAAGCTAAATTTACCGAGTTAGGCTACAAATGGGAACCTTTCCATTTAGTAGGTATTCGCTCCGCTACCAATGAGCCTAATAAATTCGATGATCTAATAGGGGTAATTGACGGCAACGAGGTTAAATTTTACTCGGGTACAACTAACCCAGGTACTTATTGGCTAAATTTACCCATGAACCCTCTTGGCACGGCAGTACTAAAAGCAGGGCAATATTTAGACAGTTGGTCTATAGGTTTCCATAAAGGGAAATATACTGCCTTAGTTCAGGTTAAGCCTGTTACTGTTTACCGCGACGCGGATAAAGATAGCGTAGCAGAGGAGCAGGGTAAAGAAACTACGGGGCTTTATGGTATAAATATACATAGAGCTAACGAGAGCGCCATTTCGCAGAATATCGACAAATGGAGCGCAGGCTGTCAGGTACTAAATAACCCGAAAGATTTTAAACAGCTAATCGAGGCTTGCCAAAATACCAAAAAAAAATATTTTACTTATACTCTACTCCATGAGTTCTAATAATACTGAAATAGAATTGTTACACGACGAAATAAAGCAAATTAATAAAAAGCTAGACCGCGTACTATTAACGCTATTAGGCGACGAGGAAATGAATATAGAAGGCCTCACGCAAAAAGTAGCACAGCATGAGCGCTATATACAAAAGCAAAAGCTTTTAATGGCTAAAATTAGCGGTATTTCAACAGTTTTAGGAATTGCAGGCGGTCTATTAGTGCAACTAGTTTTAAAACTGATTTCATGAAGTGGATAAAAAGTATACTAGCAGTAGACGGCAACCAGAGCTCAAAAAGATTAAGCGCAGTATTAGCGCTTTTTTGCTGTATAGCCTTTGCATGGATAGCCACATTTACGAGTTATAGCTGCCCTGAGTATATGTACGAAGGCTTGCTAGTAATTGCAGGCGGTGGCTTGGGTTTAACGGTAATTGAGAGTATATTTACACGGCATAAAAAAAATAACAATGGAAGCTCGGAGAATTAGAATCGGTTTATTTATTATAGCTACTTTACTAATATGGGCGCTAATTAGCACTACTAAATACCAAAAGGAAGTAATAAAAAGAAATGAGCTCCAAAACGGCATTAATAAAAACCGAGTTGAAATAGATAGTTTGAAGGGCGTTAATGCGGAGCGCGCCAATGAGATAGCCAGGTTAAATAAGCAATTAGAAATAAATTACCATGAATACATTACGAATATTCGCGCTATTGACAGCCTTAATAATGCTGGCCTGCGTAAAGCCATGCAGCAGTTACTCGCAGATATTACCGGGCAAGATAACGAGTGATACTATTATATGCCTTAACTCTAGCGATGTAAGAGCTTTACTTAAGTTAAAAGTAGAGCGCGACTATTTGAAAAAACAATACACTACTTTAATTACTGCGGATAGCTTAAAGAGTTGTACTATTAAGGACCACCAAATAACTATAAATAAGCTAACTCTAAATTTAGCAGATACTGAAAATAAGTATGCTGAGCAATTAAGTAAAAAAGAAAATTGGCGTAATGCTACGCTAATAGGCATTCCCGTAAGTATTCTGAGCGGTATTATTCTCTCGATATTCCTATAAATTTTTCTCTTAATTTTATTGAATTAATATATTTGTATAAAACAGAAAAGGAGCAATGTGTCCAAACAATGTGCTCCCTTTCAAAATGCAAATATATCATTGCAAATATATCATTTATCTGACTTCATTACAATTATTTATTATTAACATTTACTTTGTTAATAAATATGTTTTTTTTGTTTGTGTAATTCAAAAAAGGTTGTACATTTGCTCTATAACCATAAAACAAAAACACAATGAAAAAAACTTACTTCAAAACACACATCGCATTTCTACGCTATCTATTTGATTTATCATTGCAAAACGATGTAACTATTACACTGGGCACAGTAACTTGCGCAGGTGGTGAAACAAATGGCGCACACGTCTACCGTCGTGGCGTAATCTTCGAGAAGGTGATACTTGACGAAGCTGAATATGACAACGCATCTAATTTTGACAAGGGGGAGTAATTATGAGAAAAGAACTTAAATTTATATTAGGCTTAATTATTCTTTTCATAGCCTGGGGACTTATCGGTAATGACGAATACGAATTCCAAAAAAGACACGAAAGCGTAACAATTAATACCAAATAACATGAATTCAATTGATATGCTCATAGATGCTTTTAAGGAATCACTTGAAAAGCACAAAATACAATTAGATGCTCAATACATCATTAGTCAATTGAATCATCAAGTTATAGCGGCAAGAGATAAACCAGTTCCAATCGATGGAAAACTTTACAAATTACGAACGTATGGTGAATGGTCAGAACACGATGGGGTGGATCACTATGAATGTATAGATGCTGAATTGATATCGTACAATGAACCAGTATGGTGGGGATTAAATACAGATTGGTTTCACACGCGATTCGAAAGAAAAGATTTTTTACCTATTAACTTTTAACAAAACCAAAAACATGAAACAACTGCTAATTGAATTAAAAGCGTGTGAAGCCGCACGTGAATGGGCTGAAAACAAAACAGCGGAGCAAGTAATTCATGAATGCCACCGAGGTGATTGGTTACTGTGGCTAGCAAAAAAAATGGATTTAGATTTAAGGTTGCTAACACAAGCTAAAGGTTTGTGTGCTAATACAGTTAGGCATCTGATGACAGATGAGAGAAGCATTGCAGCCGTAGATGCAGCAATTGCATTTGGTCGAGATGAGATAGGTATAGGTGAATTAACTGATGCTGCTTATGCTGCTGCTTATGCTGCTGCTGCTGCTTATGCTGCTGATGCTGCTGATGCTGCTTATGCTGCTGCTGCTGCTTATGCTGCTTATGCTTATGCTGATGCTGCTGCTGATGCTTATGCTGCTTATGCTGATGCTGCAAAAACAAAAAACCAATTACTAACGGCTAACATTTGTCGTGAGGTGTTTGGCAAAGAGCTTTTGGAAATAATTAAATCTAAATAACTATGGCTTGGATCGATGAAATGTATCTTCACGAAGAACGTGAAGAACTAAAAGCAATTAAAGAACAAAAAAGTAAACAATTAAATCAAAATAACATGACACAAAAACCTATCAAGTGGACACTAGTAGAGTGCGTACGTTACGACCGCATTTACTTTATGCTAAAAAAAGACGGTGAAAGCGTTAAAGCTTTTAACAACTACGACCAAGCGCTAGACGAGTTTAACCAAGCTGTAAATTTCATTGAAACCGACACAATTATAAGGGAGGTTGAAGTATGAAGTACTCAGTAGTAGTTATACCCATTGACGAGGTTAAAGTTAGCTTATACGACCGTCTAAAAGTAAGTACCGAATTTCACACCGATAATTTCGACGTAGCTCAGCAAATGTTAGCCATACTTGCAGACATCTACCAAATGCCTAAACCTATTTGGTCAGATACGCCAGGCGAGTTGGAAGTAAGAGATGAAAGTTTAATTTTAAAAATAACCATAGATCAAAACTAAAATTTAAAAAACATGACACAGGAAAAGAAATTTATTTTCGTAGTTTTCAAATCGCCAAGACGTTTGATAGTGAGTACTTCTGAGGCAGGTACCGGTAACAGCGGAGAGAATATAATTCTAGACAGCAAGCGAACCACTGATTTTTATTTATGCCATGGCACCGAAGAAGAAGTTAGCAAATGGACTAACGCGCGCATGGCGGAAGGTTTCGACTTTGACGACTACTATAACCCCGTACCAAATTTTAACCCTTTGGAGTTCAAAGATGTTTTGATATATTTGTAAACAATTTAAAAACCATAATATGACACAGTTTAAAAATGTACTTGGTACGGTAACCGTATCCAAATGGAGCAGCTCAGCTCGTGAATGGCTAGCTTACAGCTCATGCGAAGATTACGCACTATTAGATTTCAACGAAGTTGCTCGGCAAAACGAGGTAATGGTAGAGGACGCTAAATACCTTTATCAATTTGAGAGCTACTGCGAGGCTAAAATTCAAACTTATTTCGGAAGTGATGAATACTGTATCTAACTTGCAGCAGCGCGCAAAGAGTAAATTTATTTGCGTGCAGAGTAGTTATGGCCAGGCCGAGTACTCATTTAATGAAATAATAGAAATTCACCAATACGAAAACGGGACTACTGCCTACGAAAATTGGCGCGCCCATTTCGCTAATAACCCTCAAGAATTATGGACCGTCTCAAATGGAATAAACTTAAACCCGAGTTCGATTGGGAACGAGCAGAAGAAAACCTTGCTAACAAGATGCAAGGAGTATTTAACCACATTGAAAAAATAAATATGAAAACAGCTAAAATAACAGCATGCTCATTTGTTCGGGAGTGGACAGGAGCTAATGGTACAATTTACTACCACGATCTAACGCTAGACAATGGCGACACTGGTAACGTTGGTACCAAGGAAAAAAACAGCGCTAAAATTGCCGTAGGTGAAACCATTACTTACAATTTAGAGCCGAGAGAGTTTAACGGGAAAACTACCTATAACCTTAAATTACAAGCGCCTGCGCCTGCATTCAATAGAGGGGGAGGTAGTGGATATTCTAACCCGAATAACCAAAATGAAATCCGTAAATCGGTAGCGTTAAATAATGCCGTGCAATTTCATAAAGACCAAAAAGGCGCGACACCTGGAGCCGTGCTCGATACCGCTGAAATATTTTTAGCATGGTTGCAGGAAGGCAAAATAGAGGCTAAAGCTGAAAATGAAAACGAAACGCCATTTTAATTTATGAAAAATATTGAGGAGCAATTAACCGTGAATATAGATAACCTACTAAAATTGGTTAAGGTTGAAGATAGGCTACGCGCTAAGAGTTTGCTGTATAAAATACACAATAACATTAATGCTGTGGACGGTAAACAAAAGCACGAAAGCTACGGCTCGCCATTTGCTACTGAATTGCTTTCTAATATTTCAAACGTGAGCGCAGTTCCCTACCTAGATTTGGTGGGGCGCTGTCGCAAGCGTGAATACGTAGATATTAGACATTTTGCATTTTGGGCAATACGTAACAGCACCAAATTACCATTAAAAAAAATAGGTGTATTTTTCGAGCGAGACCATGCGACAGTATTACACGGAATTAGAAATTTTGAGCACCTTTCGCAGTACGACGAAAGCTACCGCAACCAAACTAAACATTACTTATTAGCTTTAGACATTCCCATGCTAATAGATAAGTACGAAATACTAACCGATACAATAATAAAAAAATGAAAAAGACACAGTTAAAAATGAAATTTAGCAAGCAGCTCGTAACTAAAGAAAGAATAAAAGCAGTTTGCGACCTTGTAAATACCGGTAACTCGCCAAGCTTTGCGCTTAAGAGCTTAGGCATGACTACGCGCTACGTCCGCCCATTGCTTAAATCAGGCATAATTTACAAAGAGAAAAAAGGTTATAAAGCCGTTAAAAAGCTTTACCCTGAGAAATTCGAGGAGTTCAAAAGATTAGAAATTAACTCACGATCTACAGCCATTCCTACAATGGCACCCGTGAAAAAAATAGGTTGGCTAAAAAGGTTTATTATATATTTGTCCAAAATCATAAACAAATGAACCTAGCTTTTTTAATTCAGCGCCTGGAGGCGTTAGAGGCTCGGATAGACAAATTAGAAAAGAGAAAAGGCGGTGAAAAATTTATACCGCCTACTCTTTTTGAAATCGAAACCGAATGTGGAAATAAAGTAATTGCACAAAATTTTTTTAACTATTACGAGGCCAACGGTTGGCACGTAGGTAAAGTAAAAATGAAAAATTGGCGAGCAGCATTACGTAAATGGATAACCCCTAAAAATAACGAAAATGAGCGAATTGGTCGTATACAACAGTCAGAGCTTCAAACGTTCCTTAACAAGCCTTGAAAAACACCTAGTAGACGATTTAAAAGCGCCTAAGGTTGTTAATACTGAATCGAGTACCTGGCGGCAGTTAATAGCTCAGGCATGCGTAACAAATGGCATAAAGGACCTGCCTAGCGATATAGAAGTAGACTTGTTATTTAAAAGTTTTGAGAATAACAAATTTACCGGTATAACCGTAAATTCTTTTAATTTAGCTTTTTATCTTAATGCCATGGGCACCGAATGGGAGCGAGTAGATAGTTTTAATTGCTTTTCAGTTGCGTTTATGTGCGACGTGCTTAACAAGTATTTAGATTTCAAAAGTAAAAGTTGGCAGGAACTGAATAAAGCCATTAAACAGCCAGACGCATTACCCAAAGAGGTTAATACTCAAATAGATTTAAGGCAGTGGCTCGAATCGGATATAAAACGCTATTCAGAGGGCAAATGGCAGTACATAGAGGTTTACGCTGCTGTAGTAGCCAGGGAAATGTTTAGTAAGCGGTTATTTACTCCCGAAGATTTTACTGAGGAACAGTGGAATACTTGGCGTAAAAATGCGAGGTTTAGAACTCAGAGCAAATGGAAAGAGGAAAGGAAAAAACCCGAGTTTGCTAAAGAAGATTTTGAATTTGAGGTTAATCAGGAAGTAGGGCGCAATGTCTACGAGTACATTTTAAAAAACAAACTAAAAACTAAATAACTATGGAAAAGAAGCAAACTGCGGTTGAATGGTTCTGGAATAATTTAACCGACGATATGATTGGTGACTTATCTCCTGAGCAAATTGGAAGTATTTATAAGTTAATGGAACAAGCCAAGCAAATGGAGAAGGAGCAGATTATTAAAGCGGCTAATCATGGATGTAAAGGAATGTGTATGATTGACACAAGTAGAGATGGAAAAGAATACTACAACGAAACTTACGGAGGTCAAGATGACAATTAAAGAATGGCTACAAAATGCCTACTACGATGAGTATGGACAATACCTATGGGCTAAACATCCTGATGGTAACCAATTAATTGGAGAAGTTAGAGGTTGGGGTGCTTTACAACAGGAGTTCAAAACTGAAGAGGGGTCAGAAGCATTTCAAGATATGGTAGGTAAGTTCATTGCTGATGCTATTAATGAAAAACTACAACGAGATTTTGGAGGTCAAGATGAAAAGTAAAACACTTTTAATGACGAATAAACCATACAATACAACACATATCTTGACTTATGGTCTTAAAAGTCATACAATAATATGATTTTGCACCCTATAAGGTATATTATAACTTCTACTATTATACTAAGTACCCGAATGGGTATATATTAGTTAGATGTTAAAAACCACATTTATCTCAGATATTTAGAAATTAAACAACAAAAGAAATGAGTAAAACAATAGAAAAAGTAATAGCTGACCTTCGCCAGCGCGAGGAAAAAGGAATACAAACCTATGGGGGCACAGTAGATCAGGCTAATTTAACGCGAGAGCAATGGCTACAGCATGCCTACGAGGAGGCGCTAGACCTTTGTATATATTTTAAAAAATTAATGGAGTAATTTACACTATATAAGTAGGTGTTAGTAACTAATTAAAGAGCTGCATATACCTGCAGCTTTTTTTATACCTTTACAATATGTGGCCATTCAAAAAGAAAACAAAGCTACCGGTTAAACCCGAGGAACTTTTAAAAGATTTGCAGCCGACGTTATGCAGTACCTATGTTATTCAATGGAACTATAGCGACGAATTAGAAAACGAGGCCATATTTGCGGAAAACGTACCGCTAGCTTTTGACGCCAAAGAGGCGGTAGCGATACAAGCGGAAGTAGAATTTAACTCAGATGGTACTTACAAAGTAGGGCATAAAACGCTAGTGTTTATTAAGGGAGTACATGCGCCATTTATAGTGGATGTGCCGTACAATGAGTTTAAAAAATATTGGCAAGAATTTAAAACTAATCAGGCATATAATGAAATCTACACGCACAGGTCGTAATATAATTATAACCGAGGCTACAATTAACGACCGCTTTTTTATGCTATCGGATGCGCACTGGGATAACCCGCACTGCGACCGCAAATTATTAAAACAGCACCTGGATAAATGCCTAGCCGAGAATATAGGCATAGCAATTAATGGCGATTTGTTTTGCTTAATGCAGGGAAAATACGACCCAAGGCGTAGTAAAAATGATATTTTACCCGAGCATAACGTAGCTAATTATTTAGACGCGGTAGTAAATACAGCTATAGATTATTTTAAACCTTATGCCCATTTAATACAGTTTGTAGGATATGGTAATCACGAAACCGCTATAATTAAAAACTGCGAGACCGACGTAATAGAACGTTTTGTGAGCGGTCTAAATAGAGAGGCGAAAACTAATATACAGGTAGGCGGTTATGGCGGTTGGTGGGTACTGAAAATAAGTACGAGAAAAGGTAGAAATTGCTTATTTAAAATAAAATACTACCACGGCTCAGGTGGAGGGGGAATAGTAACGAAGGGAGTAATACAAAACAATAGAATGCAGGTAATGATTGAAGGCGCCGACTGCATTTGGACTGGCCACGTTCACGAACTTTACCACCACGCGGATATGGTAGAGGAACTTAGTTATGCTAACAACGGCGGCTTTAGAATTAATACTAAATATATTCACCACGTACGCACCGCAAGCTATAAGGAGGAATACGACGAGGGTTATATGGGTTTCCATGTGGAGAGAATGAGACCTCCAAAACCATTAGGCGGTTACGAGTTAAATTTTACAATGAGACGCGAGAGGGGCGACCACGATATAACTGAAATAGTGCCTAACTTTGTTCAATGGCGAGACAAATAGAATGGACATTTAAACCATTACCAAGGCAGCAGGAAGCCTTAACCTATCTTAGTAATGACAGCAATACCGAAGTAATACTATACGGAGGCGCTGCAGGGGGCGGCAAAACTATGCTAGGTTGTACTTGGCAAATTATTAGACGGCTAAAGTACCCAGGCACCCGCTCGCTAATAGGCCGAGCTAAATTAGATACTCTTAAAAAAACAACTATAGCCACGTTTATGGAGGTGGCTAATAACATTGGTTTAGTCCCTGGGCAAGATTTTGTATACAACCAACAAAGCCACATAATTAAATTTATGAATGGCTCGGAAATAATACTAGCCGATTTATTTTTATACCCAAGCGACCCTCATTTTACGGACCTTGGAGGCTTAGAAATTACCGACGCCTTTATAGACGAGGCTACCGAGATTAGCGAGAAAGCTTTTAACATAGTGAGCTCACGTATTCGCTACAAATTAAACGAGTATAACCTTAAGCCAAAAATACTACTAACCTGCAACCCGTCTAAAGGCTGGATATACAACCAATTTTATTTACCATACAAAAATAAAAACCTAGCAGAGCACCGCTCTTTTATTCAGGCGCTACCTGGAGACAATTTACACCTGCCGAGTGGTTACGTTGTAAGCTTACAGCGTTTGCCCGAAGTAGATAGAAAGCGACTACTAGAAGGAGATTGGGAGTTTGACAACTCAGCAGACAGGCTATACCAATATGACGAGCTTATACGCTGTTTTCGAGAGCCTTTAAATATTGGCGAGAGCTTTATAACAGGTGATATAGCGCGACTTGGTAAAGATAGAACTGTGCTTTGTGCTTGGAAGGGTTTATCATGCGTAGACATTGTTATACTACGGCAGAAACGCCAGGATGAAGTAAAGGCAGAAATTCAGAGAATGCAAAAAATGCATAACGTAAAACTGTCTAACGTGCTCGTAGACGAGGATGGGGTGGGGGGTGGATTGGTAGACGCCATGCGCTGCCGCGGTTTCCAAAACGGGAGTAAAGCCGTTCGCGGTAACCATTACCAAAATTTAAAAGCCGATTGTTATTTTAAGTTAGGCGAGCTAATAGATAAAAACGAAATAACCCTACCGGTAAGGCTGCAAGAGGATATAGTAAAAGAGCTAGAATTAATTAGACGAGTAGACCCCGATAAAGAAGGTAAACTAAGAGTAACAAGTAAAGATACCATAAGCCAACGTACGGGTGGGCTGTCCCCTGATATTGCCGACGCTATAATGATGCGTGCATATTTCGAGTTAAAACCAAATTATAACAAGTACGCATTTATATAAAAAAAAAGGCCCCGCCGTTGCAGAGCCTTTCCCTAAACCATAAACAGATAAATTTCAATGACACAGTAGAAATTTAGCACTACAAATGTATTGGTTAAAAAATAGTGTTGAAAAGATACTTATTAAACGAATAGC